CCCCCGCCGTAAATTCCCTATAATCCGGGTACCAAGGCCGCGCGACAAGGAATTTGCCATCGCTGGTCTTGATGGGCTTTTCGTTCACGTCCAGCAAATAAACGTAGGTCTGTTCGGTTTCGTTGCCCTGTTGCAATACTTCCGAGTTGACCACGAACGTTAAGGAATCCGCGGCAAGCTCATTGCCAAATAGCGCGACAAGCTGTTCGCACGCGCCGGACATAAAAAGACCATCGGTTCCCCATCTGTTGGAGTTCCCATGGAATTTATAGTCGCCGTATTTGATATAGTTCACGCGCTACACCTCCTCGAACGAAATCGGGGTCGGCTCGTAGATGCGCACGCCGTTAAACATCGTCGCGAATTTAACCGTAATGGAGGTCGGGATCGCCGTAATACTGCGCAAGGTCGCGTTTCCGAGTTTAACGCTCGTGTACTGGAGTTCGACCGTTTCCCGCTCCATTAAGGAAATGAGGGTCGCCATCATCGGTTGAGGCAAGGGCCGCAGAAGGAAAGACGGATTCCATTTGACCTTTACAAGGTCGGGTATCGTGGTTCCGTCTACGGCCGGGGCCTGTGCCGGGCCAATAACTTTCGTCATTTCCTCGGTGATGTCGGTTTCCTGCTGGATGTACGCGGAATAATCGACGGCGTTTATTTTCAATGTGAAGTTCGCCATTTTCGCCGCCTCCTATTTGACATACGATGGGCCGTACTGCTTCGACACCTGCTTCAATGGGTTATACATCGCCTTCGCGAGGCTCACCCCGTCGCAAACAAGCTCGATTTGCACGGGCCTTTGTGATGTGTTGTTGATGGTGTTTATGGTCGTGGTCGATGTCGTTAACGGGGTAACACGTGCGCCGCCGCCACTCATGGTGAGCAGTTCCGGGCCAGCCTCGCCGACGATTGCCGAGCCGCTGGACAGCGTGCCGCCCTGTGCCAAGTACGGTACGTGCCCGATGCTTGGGATGCTCAAGCCGAACGCACCTAACAGGCCGTTTGCTTTGCCGGAAAGGCCGTTAATGCCATCAATAAGGCCGTTAACGATCAGCAGAACGCCGTTTATTTTTTCCTTTACGCCGCCGACGATCGCTTCCCAAATACCGAGGATGGTTTCCTTTACGGTTTCGAAGACTTCCTTTACGGTGTCCATTGCGGACGAAATCTTCTCGGAAATCTTGCCGAAAACGTCCTTGACCTTCTCCCATGCGGCTTCAAGTATCGGCTTTATCTTGTCCCAATGCGTGTAAATGATCGCGCCAAGGGCCACGACAGCCGCCACGACCAACGCAAGCGGGTTTGCCATAGCAAAGGCCTTTACGCCAGCCGCGACCGCCTTGACCTGCGGCCAAATGGTGAGGAATTGCGTTATTGCGCCCGAAATGCCCGCTATAAGGCCAGCAATCGGGGAAATGGCCGCTATTACCGCCGCAACGGTAATAATGGTCTGCAACTGGCTTTCGTCAAGGTTTCCTATCCAATCCAGCAACGCGGACACCTTTTCGATGATGGAATCGAGCACCGGCGCGAGGACTTCCATTGCCTTTGCGCCTGCGACCGCGATTTCGCCGGTGGCCTTCGCCTTTAACTGGTCGATTTGATCGTTTACGGCGTTAAGGCTGTCAAGGGTTTCTTGATCCAGCACAAGGCCAAGCGCGGAAGCTTCTTCGCCGAGCGCCTGCAAACTCGCCCCGCCGTCGTCGATGATTGGCGCGAGATCATACGCGGACTTGCCGAAGATGTCCATTGCCAGCGCGTCTCGTTCGGTTTCGTTGCCGACCTGCGACAGGCCCTGCAATACTTCGTAAAAAACCTCGTTGGTATTGCGCAGGGTTCCGTCTGCGTTCGTCACGGAAACGCCGATACGGTCAAACGCCGCCGTAGCGGATGCCGAGCCGCTCGACATGTTCCGCGTTAACTTGGTCATTGATCCGGCTATCGTATCGACGGATACATCGACCAAGTCGGCCGCATACGACATCTTTTGGAGGTCTTCTGTGCTTATGCCGGTCTGCTTCGACAACGTGTTCAAGTCGTCGGACATCTGCACGGTCTTGTAGGCCGCCGCGCCGATCGCTGTTACGAGGCCAGCCGCCGCGCCGGATAATGCCTTTGTCTTATTCGCTACGGTCTGCGCCGCGCTTCCGACCTTTTCCGCCGCCGCCTTGGCCTGCTCGAGGCCTACGCTAAAATCACTCGCCGCCTTTTTGGCATCCTGTAAGGCCGCCTCGGTCTTGACAATTTCCCGCGTTAACGCGTCGTACTGCTCTTGCCCGATCTCGCCTTTTGCGAGCTGTTCCGCCGCCTGTTCCTGCGCGGTTTTCAGCATGTCGAGTTTCTGTGTCGTTTCCTCAACCGCGGCACCAAGGAGCCGTTGCTTCTGCTCCAGCAATTCCACGTTGCCCGGGTCGAGCTTTAACGCCTTGTCGACGTCCTTTAGTTGTTTTTGCGTCGATTTGATTTCGGAATTGACACCCTTTAAGGCCTTGTCTAGTCCTGTGGTGTCGCCGCCAATCTCAATCGTTATGCCTTTGATTGTTCCTGCCATTTATCCGAAAAACCTCTTTATATCGTCTTGGGTTGCCTTCTTCGGGTAATCTTCCATGTCGTTTGCCTTCTCGGCTATAAGGTCGTACACCATGCCGATCGTCATATCCTGCAAGGCTTCGTCCGATAGGCCGAGTTCAGCGCAACGCAACATAAAAATCGCGCCGTTTGGCTGGCGCGTTGTTTCGGCTACTTTTTTTTTACCGTAGATGTAGTGACGCGGCCGTTTACCCACAATCCGAGCACATCTTCGATAATTTCGTAAATCGCGAAGGTGTCGTCGAGGCTCGCGAGCCATTCTTCTACGGTGCCGCCTACGTCTTCGCCGCCTTCTTTCAGCATCAGCCACGTGATGTTTTCCAGTACGTCTGTGTTAACCGCGTCCGGGTTGCTCTTGTAACTGTCCGCCATCTTCTGCATGTCGACGATCAAATCGCGCCCGAATTGGTGACGGTATTTGCGCGGCAACAGGGCGTTATTTACGATGGTGCATTCCTTGCCGTTAAACGATACGGTGCGTTTCATACTTGCTTGCTCCTTTCAAGTAAACGAAAAGGCGGACCCGAAGGCCCGCCCGTGTCTTTTATACCGTGGGGAATGTTGGCGCGGTAAACCACGCAGATTTGACCGTGTCCGCGGTTTCGTCGGTTGTACGGGACCGTACAAGGCCGAGCTGTGCTTCCGTACCAGTTACCAGCGGCAGGGCTTCGAAGTCGAATGCCTGCGTACCGGGTTCCACGCTTTCGCCGACGGTTTCGGACCCTGCGGAGGGCTTGGAAGTCGGCACGACACGATACAGGACGTTTAATTCTGCATCGACATCGCCTTCGATTTGGAACATAAGCGCAAACGGCTTCGGGGTCACGCCGGAACGCTCTGCGAGGATGTTGTTTTGGCCAGTTTCAAAACCGAAAACATCCGAGAGCATAGCATCGCTAATGCGCGCCATTTCAAGCGAGCCGGTATAGCCGTTATTGCTAAAGGTCTTGTAATACGTGATGTTGTCCGCATAAAAGGAGCCGTCCGAAACGTTGCTATCAAGCGTTAAGGAAACGGCACCGGGGATGGCAACCGGGGTTGCATACGTGTTCGTGCTTCCCTCGGTCAGTACAGCGTAATAAACATTTTTAAGACCGAAACGGACTTTATTTTCTGCCATTTTTAGGCCTCCTAAATGGTGTATACCGTTTCCCAGCACCGTTCGTCGGTGAGGTAGACGGCCTCTTTGGTGTAAAATAGATCATTTGCCCGGAATGCGGCTTCGAAGCGTGCTTCCAAACTCGGGTCGCGGTACTTGGAGTACAGTTCGACGGAAAAACGCGGCCTTGCGTAATAGGTCACGTTATCCGCGGCGAATTCTGCGTCCTCATTCGTGAAGAAACACACGAAGGGCAGGGCTGGGGATTCACCGATAGGCCATTCCCAATAGGTGACCTTTTCGGCGAATCCTTGTACGCCTTCAAGAATGGCGCGCATCTGTTCTATGCTCATTTGCTTTCGATGGCCTCCTTTAGGCGTTGCTCAAATTCTTTGATTGCTTCGCGCTCGGCTTCTGCCCAATGTGGGCGGGCCTGCACAAAGGTTTTCTTGCCGGGGCCGGGCTTGCGCCCTCCGGCTGTTACGACGGCGTGGCCGTATTCAAGCAGGTGCGTTAAGCGGTAGTGCGGGTCTTTTGCATAGATAACGGCCTCGTTATAGTTCCTGGCCGCATCCTTGGTGTTCTTAACCGCGATACTTCGCTTATATTCGCCCGTGCCGTTAATGCCCGCGGCGTCGATGTTCTGTTGTACCTTCTGCACCGTTCGGCGACCTACGGCGCGCGTTACTTCGGCGACGTCTTCATCGACCGCGCCTTTGTACTGCGCCAAAATGGAGTTAATGGCCGTTTCAAACTGTCCCGTTGTTAATGTCTTCGGCATTGTTTGATTCTCCGACCTTCCATTCGAGGTACAATTCCAAGTCGTCGTTGGTGCGCTGGTATGTGCGGTATATGCCATATACCCGCGTTTCGCCGTTGACTTCCATTTCGACGGTATCCTCGCCGTTGTAGTCGGGGCCGAACATGGTTAATTGATACTCGGGTTTTATGCCGAGCTCGCCAGCCGCCGACCATTCCGCACGGGATGCCGAGTTGATCCGGCCATATACCAAACGGCGTACACGCGTTGCCACGTGCTGGCCAATCGCGTCTTGGGTGTACGCATCCGACACAAGATAAAAAGCTATGCTTCTATCCATCGGCTATACCTCCCAATCCGTGTGGCCGTCCATTGTCTTTAACTGCGCTAATTTCGTGTGATAGATCGCCTCGAAATCCGCCTTGTTGTCGTTGTCACCAAACTGCCATTTGCAATATGCAATAATGGCCGTCTGCACCTGCGAGGATGTCGGCACGCCTTCCGCGTCGGTATTAACTACCACGCCAAGGCCTGCCATTTCTTCGAGGCACGCGGCGATTAACAATTCGATTTCAGCGTCGAACGCGTTTCCGGCAATCCGTAGCGCGGTTTTTACGATGTTAAGCATTGTGCGTCCTCCCTAAAGTGGCGGGCCGTTAAAAGGAGGTCGCGGCCCTCGCCACATCAACAACGGCAAAACGCCGATGCCTTCGGTTGCTCCTTATAAAATGGCGGCCAGCGTGTGGAGCAAATACACGCAAGCCGCCTTGCCCAATCCTTGGAGGAATTAAGCCTTTTTCTTTTTCGCCGGGGTCTTCGCCTCGGACTTCTTCTCGACCACTTTTGCGGCAAGCCTAAAAGCGATAAGCCGTGCGCCTTCCTCGTCGGGGACATCCAGCACCGCTCCTGCGGCAAACCGCACGTTGGTGCTACGCAAAAGCTCGACCTTCATTCGCTGGCCTCCTATTAAGCGGCCACCTTGGCGAAGAACAGATTGCCGACAACCGCGATTGCGGCGGGCTGTCTGCCAAGCAGGCGGATCATGTCGGAGGTCATGAGGGAAGTATCGTCGTACTTGAATTCGACTTCGTCGCCCTTGGGCAGATTCTCGATCACGCCGCCGAGGTCGCCTACGATGGGCACGGTGGCATAGTTGGAGATAATGACGTCGTGACCGTCGAACGGGTCGACGCCGTAGCTTGCGCCAAACTGGAGGCCCTTATACTGGGCATAGTCTGCCGGGGATACGATAACGACGATGTCTTCGGCGGCATCGGACAGAAGCGCGCGAGCATCGATAAGGTCGGTGATGGCACCAGCGGCGGAGCCGGTCTTAGCTACTGCGGGCGCGGTAGCGGTTGCTGTCTGCGGGGCGGCGAGGATGGCATCGATAACGGCCTTTTCTCTTGCCTTGATGATTCCGCGGGTGATTTCGTCGTAAATGTAGCGGAGGAATTCTTCGCTATTGTCTGCGACTTCGTCGGAGAAGGATACCCACTTCTTCATAGTCTTCGGGATCATGGTTACGATGCCCAGCGTGAGGGCTTCTTCCGTTACGGCCGCGCCGCCTTCGGTGTGCTGGGCCGCGATGGGTGCGGAAAGTTCGAAGGATGCCTTTACGTTGCCGCGAACGCTCATTCTGCGAACGCGGGACAGGATCGGGGATGCCTTGAGCCGTTCGGCGATTACTTCGGTTACGAATTCGGGCACGGGTACGGTTCCGCCCGTTACGCCGTCGGTGAGCAGGGCGCGGCACTCGGTGTCGTCGCCGGTCTTTACGTAGTTTGCGAAGGCGTCAATATACGCCTTGGTGTTTCTAATTTCGATGTTTTCCATCTTGTTTTCCTCTCTCTTTTCGGTTACGGGGACAGTTTCGACGGATTCGTTTGCGATTGCTTCCGCAATGCTCCGTCTTTCGGATTCGGCCTTCTGCCGCTTGGCGATTTCTTCGTCGATGGCGGTCTTTTCGGCCTTAAAGGCGTTCAGCTCCTCGAGGGTGCGTTCTTCGGTCGCCTGTTCGACGATTTCGGCGCGTCTTGCCTCGAGTTCCTGCATTTCCTTGTTGGAGAAGTCAAATTCCATCTGTTGGCCTCCTAAAGGTTAATTAGTGCAATAAGTTTTCTTTTTGCGATTGCTTCTTCCTCGATCCTGCGCAACTCCTGCGCCCGCTGTTCGATGAATCCCTCGAACGCGGCTCGGGTCTGTGTATCAATAGAGGTATTCGGGTTTGCGGGCATGTCTACGCTCGAAACGTCGTACACCTTCTTGATGGCTTTAATGGTTCTTAAATATTCGCGGTCGCCGAGCTCGATGATCTCGTCTTCTGCGACAGTAAAGGCGAAGGACATTTGATAAACCAAACCGCCGGTAATGGCGGCGTATTCCTCGCGTCCTTCGGCGATCATGCCCAAATCTGCGGCAATAAAAAGGCCGCTTTCCTGCGGCTCGAGAATTAAGGTCGGTGCGGTGCCTGCGCGCATCTTGGTGCGGGCAAAGCACTTGCCTTCGTGGTTATGCTGGAAGATTACATCGGACATGTCGGCCCCGTCGAACGCGGCCCGGTCGACCTGCTCGAAGAATTTGTATCCTCCATCCTCCCAAAGCAAGTAAGGGTCGTTAAACGTGGTCGCGAAGCCTTCGACGTAGAAGTCCGTGTCGATGCGCTGTTCGGCGCGTTCTTCCTTGCCGGACATAACCGGCATGGTGCGGTATTCTCTGTTATCACATTTAGGCATCTGCGTTCGCCTCCTGTTCTTCTGTTGCGGGTTCGGTCGTATCCTCGCCCAAGTTGTAATACTCGCCGCGTACTGGCAGGGTGTCGCCGACTTCTGCGGGTAGCGGCGGCATGTTCCAAATCTCGCGGATTTCGTTGCGGGTCATAATGCCCCGGTCGGCCATTTGCGCGGATACGGCCAGTTTGTCGGCGTTGTTCATGTACTGCATACGGTTTGCCGTAGCCATCACGAACGTGCCGCGCTCGCGCTCTGTCTGAGTAAATAGCATCTTGGTGAGCACTTCCGAAAACTGAATCGACCACGGTTCGACCGCGCCTTCATAGAATGCCGACCAACTGTCGCCAACCGTCTTATTTTGTAAGACGTCCTCGTTAACGCCGAAGTAATTAAACACGTTCTTGTCTATGGCGGCCATCTGCTCGGCATCTACTACGAAAGGTTTGCTTTCGATTTGCTTGATGTCCTTATAGGTGTTCGGCCATAACAGGACGTCGCCAGCATCTGCGCCGCGGATGTTTAAGGAAGTAAAACGCTCTCTTTCCCGCGCCAAATCCGCGTCGGTTGAAAAGTTGTTCAACGTGGCCATAAAACGAAACGTGGCGGCCGATTTGACGCCTTCTTCGATGCCTTGGTTTTGGATGTTCACCAACTCCATAGTTGGATGCAAGGCCTTGTTGTTCTCGCCGAAGAAATCGTTTTTGTACTGAAAGCGCGTCATAATTCCGAGCCGCCGTAATTCGATCGCGACGCGCTCGTTATTGTGGAAGGTGATTCGCGCCCACGGCTCGCCGTTGTATTCGACCAACTGCACGTCCCGGTAATACAACGGATAAACGCCCGTCGTTTCGCCGCTCTTGTCGATGATGGGCGCAATTAAAAGCGTGTTCTGCATGTCAAGCAGGGTCGAGGCCCTATACAGGAATTGCGACCACGTGTGCCACTCGTTCGGTCCGAGTTTTAGGCGATTCTGCAAGGCCGGTTTCGCGGTGCCTTTGATTTCTACGTGCAGTTTGGAAATGTGACGCGCCCGGGCATCGATGGCCGCGCGCACGCGCTCGCTCTCGTATAACTCGCCGTTCCAACTGTGGAATGCTGGACGGTAGCCATTAAGAAGCCTAAAAACGCCCTCGTCACGCGCTGGCGGCTCCTGCTTTACCTGCCGCCCGAATAGTCTGTCAAAAAGGCTCAATGTGTTCTACCTCTCATTCGTTAACTGCCCGCCGATCTCGGGCCAATGTTTTTGCCGCACCGTAAATGCATCCATCAACGCGGCCACGCCGTCGATGTGGTCTTGCTCTTGCAGTTTCACGAGCTTTACGCGCTCGGTTCCTGCGTCCTGTTTCAGCGCGGCATTTAAAAGGTGTATCTTCAATAGGTCGTTATCGCCTATGTGCACTTTTCCGTCCTTTAGAAGGCCCTCAAATTCCCGAATAACGGGCGTTAAATTAAATCCTTGATAAACATCATCGGTATGGAATCCGTAGGCCTTCAAATCGTTAATTAGGTACGTTGACGAATAACGGTCGTACCCGATTTGCAACGGGTATATGCGGTACTTCTCCACCAGCTCCCGGAGCCAGCGCGCACAATCCTCATAGTCGACGAAGTTATCGCCGGACAGCTCGAGGAAGCCGCGTTGCACGTACAAGTCATAAGGCAGGGCGTCGCGTGCCATTGCTTCGCGTAGCTTCTCGGCTGGTAGCCAAAACTTCGCAAATACGTACAGCTCCCCGCCGCGCTCAATCACGCACGTGCAGGCCGTAAGGTCGATTGTACGCGAAAGGTCGATACCTGCTACGGCGTAGCACTCGGCGAAATCTTCCAGCCGCAACGGCGCGCCGCCGGACTTCTCCACCGCAGGGCCGGGCAACCAAGCAAGGGACGAATTCTGCTTTACATTGCAATACTTCGTCAAAAACTCGGCCTTCTTCGATAGCGAGCCTTCGGCGATCGCGATTTCTTCTAACAGGTAATTCACCGATACGGAAACGCCCAAGTTAGGGTTGCTCTTTTGCAACTCGTTCAAGTCGTTCCACTTCTCGGGGTCGTCGATCATATACAGGAAGGGCAGGAGCCGCCGTTCTTTACTGTTGCCCAATAAAAAACGGGTCGCACGCCCGAGTAACTCATCGTATATGGAGCCGTTAACATATCCGGCCGTGCTACACGATAGCATCATCGCGTTACCGCCGCGCGCGCCCATGCCGGACTTCATTACCTCGTATTGCTTGAGGCCCCTGTCCCCTTCCCACGCGGCTATTTCGTCGCATATACACAAAGACGGGTTGAAGCCGTCCGACTTCTTGGCCGAGAAAGCAATCTTTTTAACTGTACCGTTGTTAACGGGCAAGTAAAGGTCTGTTTGCCTGTGCCGTGCAAGTTCCGGCGCGGCGTCGTAGTTCCGCAAGCTCTTGTTTTCCGCGAGCTGTGCCATGCCGGACTTCCAAGCCGGGTCAAGTGTGACCATCTGCCACACGTTGTTGTAAATGATGTCGGCTTGCTCCAGTTTCGGCGCGAGGGTATACACGCGCGCACCGTAACCGCCGTCCAAATACCAAACGTATTTAGCGATCGCCGCCGCAAGTAAGGACTTGCCGTTCTTCCGCGCTACTATGAGCACGACTTCCGCGAATTGCCGCACGCCCTCCGCATCTACCAGCCCGAAGATGCAGGCGATTAACGCCTTTTGCCACGGGGCCAATAAAAACGGCCCGGGTGCGAGCGGGCCTTCCGTGTGAAAGCAATTCTTTTCTATCCACTCCACGGCGGTTTGCGCTTTTCGCCCGTCGTAGAAGATCGCGCCCGCCTCCAGCTCGCGGATGATGTATTCGTACAGCAACACCACCCATTTACAAGCGTTCACGGACCCGTTTTTTATCGCTTGATAGTACGTAAATATATAATTCTCGGAATTTTTCTTCGTTGCTTTTGCCATCCTTGCTCCTACTCCGGCAAAGCCAACCCAAACCAGTTCAAATCCGACCAAAGGCCGCCAAAAACTACGTTGTGTGCGAAATTAGGGAGCCCCTACCGGTCCCACGGCCCTTTTGTGTAAAACATTTACAGGGGGGCATCAATCCCGAAAGACTACACGCCCCAGCTCGTCCAGTTTGTAACGTTTCACCTTCGCGCCGTGTTCGATCGCGTGACACTCGCGGCATACGGCGCGAAGGTTCGAAAAGGAAAGCGTAATGCTTGGGTCGTCGATGTTCTCCGGCGTGATCTCCTGCACGTGGTGCACGATCTCGGCCGGAGTGAAGCGGCCAGCCGCGAGGCAATCTTCGCAAAGGCCGCCGACCTTGGACATATACGCGGCGCGGCATGTCTTCCACGCCTTGGATTTGTAGAAGGCTACGGCGTACGGCTTCACGGTTTCCCCTTGGTATTCTCGAAGCATTCCCGCAAGTGCTGGTATTGGTCGTACCGCACGACGTCGGGTTCGCATGTGTGGTTGTTACAAAGGCGATGCGACCGAAGGCAAATGCAGACTATGCGGCCGCCCTCGGCACGCAAGAACACCTTTATGCGTTTCGGCTTCATATGATCTAATTAACGGAAAAGCACGCCGACGGGATGATGTGGGCGTGCTCGTTCCGAGTTCTTTGATTGATTTTTGAAAGGATGTCGCGAGGTTGATCCTTTACCTCTCATGGGCAGTTTAACAATACCAGCCGAAGCGCGTGACATTCAATGACATTTAGTGACACGTTCTGTATTTGTCCGGCACATTTACGAGCGACAGCGCGTGCCCGTGCAGGCGGTACACCTGCCGCACATCGTAGTGCATTTCTTCGGCGATCTCCTGCCAAGGCTTATAAAGCAGGTAGCGCAGTTCCAGCACCAAGGCCGCGTCGGGTTCCGAGATTTCGCGTACTACGCGTTCGATGGATGCTTTGAGGGCCAGCAGGTCGAAAAGGTCGTCTTCGATTTCGCGTTGCAAGATGTCGATGCGCGCGACGATTTCTTCCATGCGCGACCCGGTGTTCGTGCCCTTTGGCATCGCGGATAATGTCTGCGTCGACTTCTCGGCGATGGCGCGCAGTTCCTCGATGCGCTCTTGCTTGGCTTTTATGCGCGTGTTGAGCTTGTACCCCTGTTGCAAGAATTCCTTTGCGGTCATTCGGCGGCCTCCATCTTCGCCCCGCAGTACGGGCAGTACGTTGTATCTTTGTCTTCGCTGTCATCTTCTCGTTCATGTAGGCACTCGGAGCACTGCCTAAACCAATGGAATGTTCCGTCAAAACCCATACGCTTACCATCTTCCCACCGTCCCCGCCGTTCTGCGGATGGAAGTTTCTTGATGAGTTGCAACATATCATAATGCACAACAATCGGCAAATCTCCGAAGTATTCCTCGACCGCATCTATCGCCGCCTGTCTGCTGATCATATCGTCATTCATTCGTTGCCACCTCTTGCGCCGCATAATTCGCCATTGCCGAAGTAATACGCATATTGCATCGGCTCCGTCTTGATCTGCTCAACCTTAACGACGCCATCGAGGCTGTCCGCGATCGATGCCAGCGATTCGGCTATATCACATAATAGGTCACACATTATCGCATCTAGTTCGGCCCCGTTGGCTTGTAGTTCAACTAAACTTTCGATTCTTTTCTTGCAAGTTTCTATGCGGTTCATTCCTTGCCCTCCTATAACCTTGAATTAAACGAAAGTTTCACGGCATCCGGCCGATAGTCCACATGCAACGCAATTTCGCGATGGTCGTTCAAATAGTCCGCGACTACGCGTGCGGCTTCCGTCAAAGTTGTTACACGCGGTGGCTTTTCTTCTTCGGGCTTATCTTCTGCCAGCAAGTCTATTAAATCCTGTGCATAGACTCCCGATACTGTTGCGACATCTTCGCCTGGTCCGTCCAATGTCCACAGATGGCCGATAACTTCTCGGATGGTTTCGCGCTGTTCTCGTGTCATTTTGCTACCTCCTGAAATCCCCGTTTTACGGGGTCAAAATATCCTGTACGCATAATTTACCGATTAAATGGTGTTTAATCGCTCTATGAGCCGATTTAAGGCCTTCTCGCGCGTCCTAGAACATCGGGTCAACCGCGAACGAATCGCCCGCGACATTTACCGCCACGATCGGGCATTTGCTCGGCCTGTACTCGCCGTGGAATTCCTCGCAGGTAAGCTCGAGGATGCCAGCCGCGAAACATTCCCCGGCATCGTCGAAGTTATGCTCGATGCCGTACCAGCACGACGCGCAGTTCTTCGGGACCGACAGCCCCTTAATGATAATCGCGGGTTCTTTGGTTCTACGTGCCATTTCTTCGCCTCCTTCGGCTTATACGGGCACCGCAGGCGGGACGGCTGTTAATTGGGTTGGTGCCCTTGGTGTCTTTCGGGTGTATCTTCTTTAGGTGCCGCCCCGTCTACCCATTGCTGGCTAATAATCGTCAAACCGCGGAATCGTTTTAAAGAGTTTCCGCGAATTGCACCACCTTTGAAGTCGTTTCGTAACTGCTGGCGCGCTCGGCTTGTTATAGATCATCACGAACGGATCAAAGCCGAGGTCGCGCAAGGTGTATACCCTGTAAAGGTCTTCTTCTGTGGTGCTGTTATAGTTCGTAAGTATGTAGACCGTGCCAAATGATCCGTGCGGTTTGTGTCGCGTCTGCTTCGCGTATTCGGCGAAGCGATCGCGCAGGTCTTCCCGTGGGTTATCCCACGCGAAATGGATGTTTTCGAGCTGTATTCTGTTTATGGCGTTTATGTCGAGCTCATCCAATAGGCGTATATCCAACCCTTGGTTGAATGTGACCGTTGCCGGTACGGACGCGTATTCCTCGAACAGTACGCGCTTTTGGTCGCACGCCGTAATATTTGGGTCAAGCACTTCGATGTGCTTTTGTCCCGTGTAAAACTGCGACACGTCGGCGACCTTCTTTGCCCGGCGACCTTCTTTGCGGGCGACGTGACAAAAGCCGCACCCGCGAGGGCATCCGCGCGAGGTCATCGCGACGGCGAAGTTATATTCCGGGTAGATGGAATAATCGGGCCTCATGGCTTCTACATCGGGCGGTAAATCCTCGTGCGCTTCCGCGTCGAACACTTCCCGACCATCTACAAGGCGTATTGCGTACCCGGTGCCGCCTTTGATTACGCGATCGGCGTTTAGCGGTTCGGGGATGTCTGCCGAATACTGGTCCGAGAAGACCTTCGCCATATAAACGATGTCGTAATGGAACAGATCGCCGATCCACCATTCGACCGCGTCGCCTTGGCTTTTATGCCATGCGCTAATACGCATCAACGCGAGGTTTGGGAAGTTGTGGCCGTCCACATCTACGAGGCCGACTTTCATTTCTTTTCGTTCGGCTCGGTGAGCTGATACAGCACGGCGATGATGTCCTTGTAGCGTTCGCCGTACTTTTCACGCATTCGCGTTAATAGGTTCAACATGTCGTTGATGTCTTCGTCGGTGACGTCGTATTTGCTAATTTCAATCATTGGTTGATGTTTCCCTCCTTAATCATTCTCAAGACGGAATTTCAGTTCGCCGATACTTGCCGTTTCTACGCACAGTTTCGCGGCGCGTCTGCACGCCCGTTCCCCATACGCCCGGCACATTTCGTCCCACTTCGGATGCCTTTTAAGCACCTCGAGCGGGTCTTCGGCTTTTACGGCCTTGCGCGTTTCGCTTTTGATCGCCGTCCGAATCTCGCTCGGGTGCGGCTCGTTCTTCTGCGTGGCATATACGCGCTTGTACTCGGCCAGTACATCTGTAAAGGTGTTGTATCGGAACACATCGGCCAAGTTGTCGACCGTCGTTGCGATCCTGCGTTCGTCCGCGTCCTTATAATTGCGCGGGTACGAGTTCACGAGCCACAAATACAGGTTGTTTGCGTCCTGCCTAGTCATAAATCATTTCCCCCCTTTCCAGCTTGTCTAAATATTCGTTGACCTTGTCCCAATCGGTGCCGCGTTTCTCCTGTTCGGCCTTCGGTGCTTCGTACTGCCTCCACCTACGCACGACCGCCCGCCAATCCTTAATAGGCTTTCCGCCGATCTCCCAGCCCACAGCGTCGTAGTAATCGCATATGTCGTCCGCGTCCACCTGCAACCCATGTTCGGATATGTAGGCGGATACTTCCGCCCGCGTGGGTATATATACCGAAGGTATATTCTTTTCTTCTTTATCTTCTTTGATTGTTGGGATTTGATTGGGATTTGTTTGGGATTTGCTTGGGTTTTGCGTGGGCTTGTCTTGGTACCTGTTGTAGTTCGTTATTGAAATTACAAGGTATTTCGGCCTTCTCGTGATTGTGATTTCGTTGGTATCTTTTAGGTGTGTTAGTGCCGTACGTGCTTGGTCGTAAGTAATTCCAACGGTTTTGGCGATGTGGCCGATACTGGTTGCCAGCGATCCACGCTGGATTGTGTCTTTCATAAACTTGCCAGGTTTGATGTTGGCCGTTAAGAGCAGGTGCACGAACACCCGGAAGGTGTTTCCGTCCTTATACCAGCCCCAATGGATGATATTTCGGTCTAGTTTTATAAACGTTGTCTTATCAGCCATTAGATGCCCCTTTCCAAGATTAAATAGATCATTCCCGCCGCCTGCTCGGGAGTGCAAAACACGAAGGTACACCCGTAGCGGTCTTGCATGGTGTGCATTGCCTTGCATAGCCGTTCGCCGGTAATGGCGCGGGGAGATTCAGCAAGTCGCGGATTCCACCAACGCGCCACATCGTCGACCGAGCGGATGCCGTCTTCGTTCTCAATGAGAATGTACAGATGGCATCCGTTTTCTTTGGCCTTTATGAGCTCACGCCGGAAGCGTGCGTGCTCCTCGTTGGGGCCGCCGATGTTCTGCGCGATCTCCTGCATACTGGCCTTTGTGTCGACCGATACGGCAGGGGCCTTGCAGTAATCGCCATAAGGAAGGGCGCACCGGGTGAGTTTGTCGCCGTGTGCATCAAACGCCCGGTGCTTGATTTCGTGTTTTCCCTTTTGCTGGCGGCTGTCCTCCCAAATTTCCATTTTTAGAAGGGCACGTCGTCCGGGTTGATGGCCTCAAATCCCGGTACCGGGGATGCGGTTGCGCTCGCCTTGGGTTCGAGCTTCTTCAACTCGGGCACCTTGTATTTGCCCTCCTTGATGTCCTCCACGGTGTGAATGCTCTTTACGCGGGTACGCTCGCGGACTTCGCCGCGGTCGGTTTCGTATTCTTCGTATCCGATAACAAGCCCGATGCGCTTATGTACGAGGCCCTGTTCGTCGAAGCCGTCCCCGGCCTTGATCGCGAATGCGGTTCCGTTGGACTTGTCGACCGCCTCAAGAAAGGCTTTCATCATGCCGAAGATGGTACGGTCTTTCTTTTCGTCGCCGGTCTGCTTGTAGGAGCGGACGAAGGAGTGTGCGAACGGGTGTTCCTTTGCCCATTCGTCCCCGTAGAAGCCCTTAAACTCGCCTTCTGCGATGTCGTAGATCACGTTGAAGTAATACTTATCGGCCTTGACTTCTACGCCCGTTATTTCGCAAATATAGCCGCCTGCGGGCAGTTTCGGGCGGTCGGAAAAGGTGACCGCCTCGGCGTTCTTGTAGATGTTCCCAAATGCTAACATTGTTTCGGTACCTCCTATTTGATGGTGATATTGTTGTTTTCTACGAGCTCGCAACCCTCAATGTGTTTACCAGCCACGAGAGCGGCTTTTATGGCCGCCTTGTCGGGTTCCTCGGTGATCTTGCGGCGGATGTATTCGTCGGGTAGTTCGGTGCCGTATTCGATGTGTACGGCCTTCGACTTCCTCCAGCCGATCGCGGCGCGGGCCGTTTCGAATTTCTGTCCATCGAGGACGGCTACGAGGTAGTGCGTAAGCGATTCGGCCTTCCGCTCCTTCGCCTTGGCGCGATCCGACATTGCCTTTGCCTCGGCTTTCAGCTCGTCTGCGTCGCTCTTGAGGTTTTTAATCCAGCACGCGATATTTTCAATCTTCGTCGTGCGCTCCATCTGCAACGCTTCCAGCTCTGTATAGATTTCGCCGTCGATTTCGCCGGTTTCCGGGTCGACGCATTTTTCCATCGCGTCCATAATGGCGCGGTCGATTTCGAAAAGGTTTGCCATTAGTTGTCCTCCATTGTTTCTTTAATAGCGTTACATATATCGGTAAAAGCCTTTTTGTATTTTTCCTCGCTTACCCCTACAAGTTCACGGCCCGGGCGTTGATTGTATTTAACTTGGACATGCCTTTTTCTTCGGTCTGCAACCATTTTTTCTTCATCCGAAATATAAACAACTTCAACTCGTCCTGCGTTCCTTCTGTGTTTTGCATATTCGATGTCTGCATCACTATACCAACGCCACATAATGCGGTTTTTACCATTCCCGGTTGCAATATCGGTCAAGGCTTTCACCATATCTGCATATTTTTTTTCTAGACCGATAGAGGCGGCATAATCGTATAAATCATTGAAATATTGTTCGTGATTTTCCACGTTTTCTTCGCGAGCCTTTAACTCCTGCCGAATTCTTCCGATTTCTTCGGGGGTGAATTGGTCTAAAATTGCCATTATTTCGCCGCCTCCTTCTTCGCATCCACCAGCGGTTTTAATCCCCAGTATTCCCGAATGGCCGTATCTACGGCTTTTAAGTCGTTCGGAATTTCCTTGTCTGCAAACATCCCGATCGGGGTTTTCGCAGGCGGCATCCCATTCGTAATGAACGAATAATGCTCGCCGTCGGTCTGCGCTATAAGCGTTATGGGGCACATACCTTCGAGGCCGCCGAGGTTCGAATCAAGCATCTTGCCCGCGGTTTTGGCCTTGAGGTGGCCGTACTCGTCGTATTCGGGATGATGGAGCAGATACACGATGGTGTCGTTGCTCGTGCCGCGCTTTATGACGTCCAGCAGTACGCGGAAGTTAACGGCCATCTGCACGAATTTGTCGTACCCTTTTTCGTAGGCGCGGGCCATGTTCTCGAAGGCCATAAGATACTGGCTATCGTCGATCGCGTATGCCCTAAAGGTGTTCTTCATCAACGTATTTTTAATCACCTCATAATCGGAGGTGTTCGCGGTGTCCAGTTCCCCGCGGAACGGAAGCCGCTTCGACGCAACGTTCAAAACGCCTATTTCGCCTTTGCGGAAGTTCCGCAGGCTCGTGCTTTTACCTGTGCCGGATGCGCCCAGCACTAAAACGATCTCGCCCATGATTTTTAGTTCTCCTTTCGTATCTGTCTTTTAACGATCTCACGCCGCCATAAGCAGGGGACGTGAGGTTCTACCACGTAGGCCCGGGACACCTTGCGCGGGTATTCTCCGGGGCCGCCGACATTCGGCACCAAATAGAAGGCCTGCCACATCGTCGGCGTTTGCTTTACTTGTATGCACCGGCATTTATGAGGCCGACGCGCTTTCCTTGTCACAGCCACGCGAACACCTCCACATCCTCGATCATGCCTGCAAGATACAAACTGCCATTATTGCCGCACCTGTATTCGTACTCGCGCAGGTCGAACAGCGCGTAGAACGTTTCCGGCGTGACGTTCACCATTGGCAGGAATCCCCGGCCCTGTTCGTACCAGCTTTGCGCGGTGAACACGTGCACGCCGTTTTTTCGTGTGTCGTGCGCGATCGCTCGCGCCGCGTCCATCGCCAATCCGAAGTATTCCGGCACCGGGTCGGGTTCCGGCGTATAAGTCGCCCACGGCCCTTTGCCGAATGCCGCTTCCGCGTGCTTGGCAAATAAGGACGCGTCCCGCTTGCCCTTCGGTAGTTCCCGGCACTTCGGGCAGAATTTCGCCCGCGGCCCGGTCGGTATGTACGGTCTGCCGCACAGCGCGCACGCCTTCGGCTTGATCTTTAGTTCGATTGGCGGGTCCTTGATCGTCGGCGACTTCGGATTCCGCGTTTTGTTGTTGCCCATGATTTCGACCTCCTTTGTTATGCCGTCATGATCCACTTATAAGCGACCCACACCAGCAGGGCCGCGAGTGCTCCCATCGTGCCAAGGCCGAGCAAGAATTCGAAAAACTTGGCGCGGTTTAGTCTGTATCGTTTCATCGGTGTGCCTCCTCTTAAAAACCGATTAAATCGGTTCGCCGGGTAAAAAAATAATGTTCTTGTATTCGACGCCGTAAACGTCCTCGATGCGCTTTAACACGCGGACGTCGGGGAATGCGCGGCCTTTTTCGTAGTTAAGCAAGGTCGCATCCGAAATGCCGATTTTTTTTGCGGCCTCGACCTGCGTTAAGCCAGCGTTAACGCGTGCGGCCTTTAGGGTGAGTTTTTCCATTTTCTATCCTTCCTCCTTTGCTACCCATACCGGGTCGATGATGTGAAGCCGCCGTGCGGCCTTTCTCTGCACCTCCGGCAATGATCCGTAGAAGAACACTTCCGCGGTCGCTGGGGTCGATACCCAATAGCCGTCGATGCCGAATTCGCGCCCGGCGCGGTACATCGTAAGCGTGCCGGGGTTATCGCGTGCGGTTTCGGGGTTGTAGATGTTTGCCATTATTCGTCCTCCTGCGGTGGACTTATGCCGCCACCGCTCGGCCCTGTGTGCTTCTTAATAGGTGATGCGGATTTGCCACGCGTCGAAGCGTTCTACGTGCTCGAGGCGTGCTGTTGCGCCTGCTTCTTCTAAAAAGGCCTTGAATAGGTCCGCCGCGAGGATGTTTTCGGCACGTTTCCGCGATTCTTTGGGCCGCCACTCGCCGCCGCAATTAATGGTTGCCGTGCGCTTCTCCATCTGCTGGCCTGTCATCATCGCTTTCGGGAATTCCTCGCCGTCCTTGCGCATGGCCTTTATGGTCTTCTGTAAGTTCTTCTTGATCGCCTTTAAGTCTGTCATTTTTCATTCCTCCATATACGCCGGGATTCGCCGCCCGGCTCGGCTTGGGTTGTATTAGTGCTCCGCAAAACGGTAAATGTCGTCCTCAATGGCTACGCCGTCGTCGGTGTCGCAAAGGAATATTTCTTCGTTTTCGTGTTCGCTGTTCCAATCTCCGCAAATGGCACAAAGCAGGTTGTACTGGTCCCATGTATATTTTTTAATCAGTTCATTGCAGATATTGTGCATTTTTTCTAAAACCTTGTCGCGTTTATTGAGTGACATTTTGTTTGCTCCCTTCGTAACTATCATTTCGTGAGCCGGTTTAATCGGCTCAATTAAAATATACGCCTATAAAAACGGCTTGTCAAATGGTTTTTTCGGATTTTCCGTATTTTTGTTTTGCTTTTCTCGGCTTTTGTTCTATAATTGCGTTACCCCTTATTGATTGAAAGGAGATGCGAACAAATGAAAAACAACCTTGGTAATAAGGAAATAATGGCAAAGAATATCCGCCGCTATTTGGAGTATAAGCACATGACCATTAAGGAATGCGCCGAAGAAATCGGCGTCCCGGTGTCTACCGTCGGCGATTGGTGCCGCGCGGTCGCTTATCCGAGAATAGACAAAATCGAAAGAATGGCAAACCTTTTCGGATGCAGTAAAGCGGACCTTGTGGAAAATCCCGAAGACATCCGCGCCGAGGTACTGGAAAGAGCCTTTGCAGGCCGCCCGGAAATGCGCGACCTATTCGAGGCCGCCGACAAGGCCACGCCGGAAGACATTGAGCGCGTAATCAAGATTTTGAACGCCTTTAGCGGTGAATAATTGCCACCGTACAGGAGGCATGTTAATGCAAGCAATCATTGTTCGCTACATCCCAATGCCGTACACGATCCACGCGGACACGCGCAAGGACGCGAACGGCGACTATAACGTCTATTTAAATTCGCTCATATCCAGCGAAGCGCAGGAGGAAGCGTACCTGCACGAGCTGGAGCACATAAGGCGCGGCCACTTTTACCAGCACGACCGCCCGACCGAAGAAATGGAACAGGAGGCAAAAGCGCATGGAGAAGCCGACGAAGACATCTTCCGGCAAATGGCGCATAAGGGTTTCACTTGGGTGTGATCCCGACGGCCGCCGGACATATAAGAGCATACAGGCGGACACCCGGGCCGAATGCCTCGAAAAGGCGCGGGCGTACTCCTACGCGGTAGAGCAAGGCCTAATAGAGCCGCCCACAAGGCCAAAAATCGCCGATTTAACGCGAGTTTGTGACGCGGTCGACAAATATATCGACCTGTGCCGCACACTATCACCGACGACCGTTTCCGGGTACGAAAAAATAAGAAAAACGGCATTTTCGCACCTAATGGAAGTACGCGTCGACACCTTGACGGACGAGCTCGTGCAACAGGCCATCAACGAGGAGGCGCGCAGGATTGGCCGTAGAGGCCAAATATCGCCAAAAACGCTCTCGAACGAATGGGCCTTGATAAGTTCTGCCCTTTGGCACGTTTCGCGCGTCAAATTCGATGTGAGGCTCCCTAAACGGCAACGTACGCCCAAGGACTACCCGGAGCCGTCCGAGGTGCTCGCCGCGATCCACGGAACGCCGGTCGAATTGCCCTGCCTGCTGGCGATGTGGTGCGGCCTTCGTATGTCCGAAATCCGGGGCCTTATGTGGTCGGACATCCGCGGGGACTTCCTCACGATCCGGCGCGTGCTGGTAGATGTCGGAACGGTTCCCACCATCAAGGACACCGCGAAGACGGCCACCAGTAAAAGGCGCGTACCGCTTCCCGAGCACATCCGCGAGCTATTAGCCGCCACCCCGCAGGAATCCGAATTCATAATCCCGCTCAACCACGACCAAATATACGACCAATACCGCCGCATTATGGATCGCGCGGGCCTCGACATCACCTTCCACGACCTGCGGCATTACTTCGCCAGCATCGGAATGCTGTTGCACATCCCCGATACCTACATACAGCAGGACGGCGGCTGGGCAACCGATCACATCATGAAATCGGTCTATTTCGACACCTATTCCAGCGAACGCCGCAGGGCCTTCGAAGTGCGCAACAATTACATGCAAACACTATTACGCCAAGTGCGGCAAACTACATCTTGTATACCATTATGTGACAAGAAATGCGACAAAATCCCCAAAACCATTGAAAAACGGGCATTTCGCAGGGGTTCGATCCCCCTTGGGTCCACCAAAGACGACGATTTTTCCGAGGACGACAAGCCTTGAAAAATCAACGACTAACGGCTTTTGCACAAAGTGTGGGTAATGTGTGCAAAAGTCGTTTTTTATTGAAAAATATAGTTTTATAAAGAAAAAATCCCCGGCGCGATGCCGGGGAAAATTGGTTTTATAAGGGTTGCGGGGTTTCAATTCTTGTCGCATTCCTTGTCGCATATGTGCTTTTCGACGGACAGCAACGCGCCCGCCAGTTCCTCGCGTTTAACGTAACTGCAAGGCCGGAAGGTTTCGAATGGTTCCTCGGCGTTGTCGCCGGTTATTAAGCCCGATTCGATTGCCTCTTTTATGAGCGGGACGGCCCACGCGTCCGCGGGTTTTTGTGCCAGCTCGTCGAGCCAGCGCGCCATAAAGGCGCAAAATTCTTCGTAGGTCACTTTTTCGGCCTCCTTGGTTGCCGGATTTTTGATGCACCCTTCGTAATGGTACGATTTACCCATCCAATAGCACCCATCGCGCCATTGGCCGTCTGTGCCGGGTCTGCGGGTGTACAGGGTCCACGCCTTGCCGTAGTATTCGGATTCCGAGCAGATCGCCGCGTCGTCCTTGGTGGCCTCTACAAGTGCAACATGCCCATAGCCGCCATTACCGCCGCTCCACACCATTACGCCGCCCGGGATCGGATCGGGCACGACCTCGAGGCCCTGCGCGTGCGCGATCTTTACGAAGTCGCAGGCATTGCCACGGGCCGCGAGCCACTTAATGCACCCGTAGTCGCCGAGGGCGTTAAACGCGCCGACCACGTAGCCGACGCAATTTGGAAGCACGTTCAAGCCTTCGACGCGTGCGGCAGGGTTGCCAAGCGCGCACGGCGAATACCCGCCCGCCGCTTTTGTGTTGAAGTACGGGTCGCCCTTTTCGGGCATATGCAGGCAGGGAAGGGGACGCATTATTCGTCAACCTCCGGCAGGCCAGCAATGCTGGTAAGTATGGATATGATCCCGGCCACCGCAGAAATGGACAGAACGCCGATCCAATCCACGTCGGCAAAATACTGCCCAACGGTGAGCATCGACACCGCCGTTTGTGCCACGGTCTTTATGGCGCGTATAAGGGCCGCGCGTAGCCACTTTTTCGATAGGTTCATTTGTTTGCCTCCAAATCTTCGATACGATGATTCGCGACTTTGAGTTTTTCTTCGAGAACGGTTGTTTTTTCTTCTACCGCGTACATCCGTTCTATTAAGTTATTGTGCTTGTTGACCTTGTCTTCGAGCTGTTTTAGGCGATATTCCATAAGGGCCGCACTCTTGCGGTTTGCCGCGTAGACGCCAAGCAAGGCCAAAAGGCCTGTTATAAGCGATGATAAAATCGCCTCGGACATTTGTTACGCCTCCGCCGGTTCCTCGCTCGTCAACTGTTCGTAACGCTCATTGTCATAGACCGCACCTTCATCGTCCTGAATGGTGCAGACCGCCCAAGAGAGGTTTTCGTCTGCTGCGCAGTTGTAGAGGAAGAACCACATACGAGCCTTTGCCCCGTCGATGCCGTACATACCCTCATAGCGGTTTACACGGTCGATATACTTGCCGTCTTTGGTGTGCATTTCTTCAATCGTTCTGTATCCCATTTGTGTTCCTTTCTGCCGTAATCGGCTATCTATCTTTTAAGCATCCGTCTGTATACGGGTTCCTTGTGCAATCCGTTCCGCTCCAAGCAAGGCAATCTCCGCATTCTCTTTCGGCTTCTTGTACAAGGTTTTTAGCCCGCTCAAAGGCTTTGATTGCGCTTTCATCGTTAAGCGTAAAATTAATGTCCATTTGTGTTCCTTTCTGCCTTTCGACTGTTTGCTAAATTTGCAGTTTAGCAAAGGTGTTTGCAAGATTGTTTGCAAGATTGTTTGCACTTTTCGTGGTTAGAGGTCTGCGGATAGGTCTGTGTATCCTGTGTTGTTTTTGAACAGTATAAATGGGGCGTTCCCAGTAAATGTACCTACTCCAGTTACTACAACCCCGTTCGGCTGTGTGTGAGAAAGAGTAACAGATGCGATTGTCGCAATCGCTCCGCTCCCATACCTTATGTTATAAGCGCCAGTTCCCGATATTGATGTAACAGGTCGCATTGGAACAGGTGTCGGAATTAATGCAGTAAATCCACTGCCGCCACTACCTACTGTGCCGTATCCAAGAATAGTCGGAGCAAACTGCGGTATGCGCAAGAAGTACCGCTGGCACTTCCTCAATTCTTCCCCGTAATATGGCGGCACATCGTTCGCCAAGGTGGAGTAGGAGCCGAGTTCGAGTTTTACCGCACGAAGGTCAATCGTATACCCTGCGTTAACTTGGAATTGGAGCATATAGGCGTATGCACTACTTGCCGCCATCGCATAAAGGAACGCAGATACACCGTCACGCAAGGTAAACCGAATAAAGATGTTGTTGGATGTTGTCCTTGCAGGGACTATTCCTGTTATCTGCCGAATAGTCCCTCCATCATTGACGGATAGCGCAACGGTTCTCCCTGTGAGGTCGCCGCAATCAATCATCTGTTGGAATGTCGTTTCTCTTGATGCACCAACTCCGTTTATCGTGATGCCGTTGTTGGTCTTGCTGATAGTCCCCGTGCCTCTTGCTATATACCAACGGTCTACGGAATAGATGTTGTTAACACCTGTACTGCTTGTAAAGTTCCGCTGGTTGACCGTGAAAAACGGGTTATCGAGCAGATTTCGGTTGCTGTTCGCGAGCGCATAATCTACGGCATCATCGACCTGCTTGCCGGTGTTGTCCATGATGTACACATCGTTAACGTTAATATAAGGCATATGTTCACCACCTTTAAGAATGCCAATAGACCAAGATTAGGCCGTCGCCGCCTTTACCGCCTGCGCCGCCTTTGCCGCCAGTTCCTGCGGTGTTGTAGCCGTAGCTTCGGCCCCCGGTGTTGCGGTTGTAGTTAATGCAGATAGACGCACCGCCACCACCGCCGCCACCGTGGCCACCGTAGCCGGTACGGGTCGGGGCAGGTATGCGTGTTTCCGCGATCGCGTCTGCGCCGTTTCCACCGCGTGACCATTGCATCTCCTCAAGCGTCGCGCCTTCTTCGGTCTGCGTGCTTCCGTCGTAGCCTTCTTGCCCATATGCCGCGCCGCCACCGCCTGCGGCTCCGTTGTATATGGTCCAACGGTTATACCGATACGTGTTACCGGCGACACCCAAGCCACCCGCATAATATTCCGAAACCTCTTGCCCATCGCGAACAATAACCGTTCCGCCCATGTTGCCATAGCTTCCGCTTTCGCTTGAGCCGCTCCCATAAGATGCGCCGCCATACTTGCCGCTACGACCAGCGCTGGATAATGACGCATAAACCGTACCAGCGACGAAATCTTGGTAGTCGTTGAATAGTTGTGCGCCATCGTCCGACGAATATTCTCCAAGCGTAGTTGCGGTCCCCGGTTGGCCTAACTCGCCGTTTTCTGTGCCACCCGCGCCGCCGGTTCCGATCGACGCGCCCGTGTAGTATGCGGGCAGTTCGTCAACGGTAAATGACATTACTTTCCCGCGTTCGCCGGTTGCGCCGCCTGCACCGCCTGTTCCGCCGTACTGGATCGTTGGGTTGTCCATTTCGCTTGAAAGGTGGCTTGCTTCGCCATCTGTTCCGTCGTACCCGGCTTGCCCGCCACCTGCGCCGCCAAATAAGACGACAAGGGCTTGTTTTCCGACCATCGCGGCCGGGAAGGTTAACCGCCCGTTGGATATGTTCGAGGCGTCGAAAACCGTGCTACGGTCATACGAGCCGCCGAACGGGCCCGACACGAAGTCAACAAGGACGTCCATTTGCGCCTTGGTCTTGTTCCCGATCGGGAAGGACTTCCGCGAAATAAAGCCGGAACGCCGCACGCCGAACGGGTCGACGACATCGAGCGAGGTTCCCGGGAGAATGGTTCCCGTCGGGTCGATTTGCTCGTACTGGATCGATAGCGTGCACTTGTAGTAATTCGCCATCCGCCGCAGAAGGTTCTGCGAGTTGTACGAGGATACGAGCTCGTTATCTTCGATTCGCACGACATATTCCGCCGCATTTACGCCGGTATTGCGTGCCATGACGCGCCTGGTGTGCGTGTAAGGCTTGCCCGTTAGCGTGCCGATGCCGGAAACAATCGCATAATTGACATTGCTTTCGTTGATGGTCAACGACCCGGAAACGGTCAAATCACGGCAGGGCTCGTCGAATATGACTAACTGGTTGTATGCGGTTGCCGCATCGTCGGCGTTGTCGAAAAGTGTTTCCGCCTCGTCGGTATCCAGCGCGTAGAAGTTGTGCTCGACCACCTCGACGCGGGTTGCTGGGGACAGGTACGACACCGAGCCGCCCTCCAAGTAAACGCGGGAAGATGGGGTTGTCTGCGACCCGCCATAGTACAGATTTTCGATAACTAACCGCCCATTTTTCTCTGTGCAGGATGCCCCCGTCGCGGTCAAGATACGCGCCAAGTTCTCGCGCCTGTTCGCACGCGGAAGGTGGCCTATTAACTGCAAGTTGGCCACTTCGGAAGTGACCGTATAAGACAGCCCCGACCCGGCGAAAATCTCGTTTATAACGGTTCCAGCCGTAGTCGTGAGGGCTTGCAGATACAGCCCGCCCTTGTGGTCGGTCATCTTCGACAGCATCCCGATGCCGTCGGTGCACCTAAACTGCACCGTCTTGCGGGAAATCTGCTTGACTTCCTCCACGTAGAATCGGCCTATGATGGTTCCGCCGGGGTTGTTGTACAGATCGAGCACAGCCCCCGCCGTAAATTCCCTATAATCCGGGTACCAAGGCCGCGCGACAAGGAATTTGCCATCGCTGGTCTTGATGGGCTTTTCGTTCACGTCCAGCAAATAAACGTAG